GTTGTGCTGCTGGATAGCGGTTTTCAGCAGGTCAATACCGGCCTGAATCTGGCCGGGTTGACCGGGGTTGTTCTCGTCCAGGCCGACCAGCGTTGAACGGCCCAGGGCGAGGGTGAGCTTGGCGCGAGCTTCGTCCGGCATGTCCTGTTCCGCGGTGAGCACAGCGGTGCGGGTCAGGATGTCGTGCGGGAATACGCTGCCTGCCTTTTGAGCCGTCAGAGCGGCTTCTGCCACTTCCTCGGCCACCAGGCAGCCAGTGGTGCGGTTGAAGCGGTTAGGTGTCTGCAGGTTATGACGGATGACGTACTCGGCGATGTCCAGACCGCCGGCGTAGTCGCCCGCGTCGAAGCGCCAGACCATGATGGTGACCAGCACGTCGTCCTGGGCGCCCTGGCCGGCGGCAAGGATACCGTCGACGTAGGGCACGTATTCCGGGAGCAACTCGGCCTTGACCTTCGCCTTGTTCTGTTGCGACTGGACCTGTTTGAGGCGCAGTTGATCCTGCTGGAGCTTGGCGAGCATAAGCTCGTAGCTGGTGAGGCCATCCATAAGCGCGGCGGGCGCGGTGCGCGCCGCCTCCTGGGCGGCACGCTTGCGCAGTTGGGTGCGTTGGGCAAGGGTCAGGGCCATGGCTTATGCCTCAGTCGGGGCAGGGTAGGTCATGGCCTCGACGTTCTCCACCAGGGCAACCGCCTCGAAGTCCTCGATGACGTAGGCGTCATTGCTGGACTGGTAGTCAGCAATGCGGTCGTACTCCGGTTCGTCTTTCAGGTGGCGTCGGCGGGCGTCTTCCTGCCAGTAGATGGAGAGGTTCTTGAGGAAGGTGACCAGCACGGTTCCCTCCGGGAAAAACGGGGCATCGACCACTGGCAGGCCGCCGAGACGGGCGCGGCTGACGATTTCCTGTGCTGCGTTCTCTTCCTGGTTGGAGGCTGCGCCTTTTTCCACGGCCTTGAGCAGCTTCTCGTGCATCAGGTCGCGGCTGACCAGTACCACCAGGTCGGGACGGCTGCGGTGCCACGGGGCGAGCATCTGGATAGCGTCGAACACCAGGCCGTCGAGGGTCTGGTAGTCGCCACTGATTCCGGTGTCGACGCCGGCCACCTTGATCACTTTGGTGCCGCCTACGGTAACTTTGCCAGCGACGGCGCCCTCGTCCATAACGTGATCCGCGGCGCCTTCCCGGATCTTCTGCAGCCAGCCTTTGTTGACGTCCTGCAGCAGGGGGTTGTTAGCGCGGTCGGTAGCCAATGCCGCACTGGTACCGTTGAAGCCGATCATGATGCGGTCGAGGGACTGGCGCTCGATGATGGCGTTGGTCAGGCGTACCTGAAAGTCAGGGAACTTGGCCCAGGCGTCGAGTAGCGCGTAGGGGAACGCGGTGTCGAAGTTGGTTTGCTTGCAGGCGTACACGTCCTTGGTCAGTTGGGAGACGTCGGCCGGGTTGCGGCGGTTGCCCGCTGCGGTATTGGTGCGGCTGGCGATGGGGCCATTGACCCCGGCGAGCAGGGCTTCGCCCGTCTGCTCGTTGACGCCGATCAGGTTGATGGCCTTGAGGAAGGCGCTGGATTCCTGCATGGCAGTTTCCAGCGTCTGCTGAACGCTAGGGGCGACGTTGAATTTCTCGGTTGCACTGGCAACGCCGTTCAGCAGAGCGATCTGCGCGGCCAGGGCGGTGAAGGCGAGGCGGGTTACGTTACGCATTAGGTATTCTCCGGGGTGCGGGCTGGGTGGTGTCAGAACGTGGTCAGCACTTTGCCGTCGCCACCCGTAGCTGGTGGGCGGTGCTGCTGGCTGTGGTCTTCGGTGTCACCCAGGCGCTTGAGCAGGTCAGCGAATTCGCCGGCCAGTTTTTCGTGGGCGGTTTGCAAAGTGGTGAGCTTGGTCTGCTCGGTGGTGAAGGCCGATCCCTGGTCCTTGGCGTGGTTGGCGAGCGCCTCCACAGCTTTCGTCAGTTCGGAGAATTGGGCGTCATCCTTGACCGTTTTTTCCTTGCTCTTGCCGAGGGCTTCCATGACCCGGTTGAACAGGCCAAGGGCCTTGTTCTCAGGGTCAGCGACTTCCTCGAAGTTGATTTCAGCTTCCAGGGCCTCGTTGAACATCGAGGTCACGGAGTAGTGGCGATCTTTGAAGGGGCTGGCGTCCGGCTTCTGCGCGGAGAAAGCGAGCACGTCGGTACCCAGGCTTGCCGGCGAGTCGGTCACGGCCAGGCCGACGATGTAGGCCTCGCCGCTGTCGGCGAAGCTCTCGTCGATTTCGATGGAGGTGTAAATTTTCTGCTTGGCCTTGTTCATGGCCACCAGATCGGGGGTTGGTTCGATCTGGGCGAACAGGGCGAGCTTCTTCTGCCCGGCAATCTCGACCTCTTCGGTCTTGACGGCCGTGATGTCGCCGTAGGCCTTGAAGGGGCTGTCCGGCAGCAGGCTGCGGAAGTGTTCCAGCCATACGCGGGCGCCATAGGTGTTTTGGCTGAAGTTTTTGGCGGCCTGCTCCAGCCAAGTGCGCTCGATTTTGCGCTTATCGGTGGTGGCGCCTTCAACGGCAACACGGAACCAGTTAGAGCGGAATTTCTGGGCGGGGGCGTTGCTTGCGGCCATGTGGGCTGTCCTCGATGCGTTGGCGGCGGTTGCCGTTGCGTTGAGGGCATGGTCGACAGTGGAGGAAGGCGCGGCAACGCTCTGAGCATGTAGCGAGGCGCGCTACAGGGCGCGGAGTTAGGGGCTCGCGCGCGTGAGCGGCAGCATCTGCGTCATGAATGCAATCGCCCAGCCCACCACCGATCCGCGCCGCCACGCCAAGTTCCTGTATTGGACGGGCTGGCGCATCACCGATATCGCCGACTACCTCGGCGAGAAAGAGAAGACCCTGCACAGTTGGAAAACACGGGACGAGTGGGACCGGGCGAACAACGTTGAGCGGATCGGCGGGGCGCTGGAGGCGCGTCTGGTGCAGCTGATCCTCAAGGACGGCAAGACCGGCGGGGACTTCAAGGAAATCGATCTGCTGCACCGGCAGTTGGAGCGGCAAGCCAGGATTCAGCGCTACCAGGACGGCGGGACTGAGACGGACCTCAACCCGAACATCGCCAAGCGCAACGAGGGGCCAAAGAAGGCACCCAAGCGTAACGAGCTGGACGAGGGGCAGATCGAGACACTGGTCGAGGCGTTCCGCGACAGCTGTTTCGACTATCAGCTTGACTGGCACCGCGCGGGGAACATGCGCACCCGCATGATCCTGAAAAGCCGGCAGATAGGCGCGACGTTCTACTTCGCCCGCGAGGCGCTGATCGACGCCATCACCACGGGCCGCAACCAGATATTTTTGTCGGCCAGCAAGGCGCAGGCGCACCAGTTCAAGACCTACATGCAGTCCTTCCTCAACGAAGTGCTGGGGGTAAAGCTGAGTGGCGACCCCATTGTCCTGTGGAACAACGCCGAGCTGCACTTCCTGGGAACCAACTACCGCACGGCGCAGGGGCGCAGCGGAAACTTTTATTTCGACGAGTTTTTCTGGGTTCATGGCTTCGCCGAGATCAACAAAGTGGCCTCGGGTATGGCTCTGCACAAGAAGTGGCGTAAGACCTACTTCTCGACGCCCAGCAGCATGGCGCACCCAGCCTACAACTACTGGACGGGCGAGCGCTTCAACAAGGGCAAGCCAACGGCCCAGCATATCCAGCTAGACGTAAGTCACGAGGCGCTGCAGCAGGGCCGGTACTGCGAGGACCGCATCTGGCGCCAGATTGTCACCATCCTCGATGCGGAGGCACGCGGCTGCGATCTGTTTGACCTGGACGAACTGCGTGAGGAATACGACGCGGCGGCCTTCCAGAACTTGCTGATGTGCCAGTTTGTCGATGACGGGCAGAGCATCTTCCCGCTGTCGATGCTGCAGCCGTGCATGGTGGAAAGCTGGGATTGGCCAGACTACAGCCCTTTTGCGATGCGGCCCTTCGGCGAGCGGCCCGTTTGGGTTGGGTACGATCCCGCCGAGAGCGGCGACTCTGCCGGCCTGGTGGTTGTGGGACCGCCGCTGGTGGCTGGTGGCAAGTTCCGTGTACTGGAGCGCCACCAGTTCCGGGGCATGGACTTCGCCGCGCAGGCCGAAACGATCCGGCAGGTTACCCGCCGCTACAACGTGGCCTATATCGGGATCGACACAACGGGCATCGGTAGCGCCGTTGCTCAGTTGGTGCGCCAGTTCTTCCCGGCGCTGAAAACGTTTTCCTACAACCCCGAAGTCAAGACCCGCCTGGTGATGAAGGCGTGGGACGTGATCAGTAAGGGGCGTCTTGAATTCGATGCCGGCTGGATCGACATCGCGCAGTCGCTCATGGCCATCCGCAAGACCATCACCCCAGGTGGACGCCAGTTCACCTATGTCGCGGGCCGCAACGACAGCACCGGCCACGCCGATCTGGCGTGGGCGCTCTTTCACGCATTGCACAACGAGCCGCTGGAGGGCCGGACAGCGGCCAACACCGGCATCATGGAGATCTACTGATGAGCAAGAATCGCAACCGCCGCAGCCAGGACCTGGCGGCAACTACCCAGGCGCGAGAAGGCGAGCTGCTGGTCAAGGATCAGGGTGGCCAGTCGATGGCCTTCACCTTCGGCGATCCGGTACCGGTGCTCGATGGTCGGGAGATCCTCGACTATCTGGAGTGCTGGGCCAATGGTCGGTGGTATGAGCCGCCAGTATCCCTGGACGGCCTAGCCCGCTCGACGAAGGCGAGCGTGTATCTGCAGTCTGGGCTCAACTTCAAGCGCAACGCACTGGCGCGCACCTTTATCCCTCACCGGTTGCTGAGCCGGGCGGCGTTCGAGCAGGTAGTCATGGATTGGGGGTGGTGCGGCAACCTGTACCTGGAGAAGCGCGACAACATGCTGCGCCAGGCGCTTGGCCTGCAACCGTGCTTGGCGAAGTACATGCGGCGCGGTACCGACCTGGTGACTTACTACCAGGTGCGCGGATGGAAGGACGAGCACGAGTTCAAGGCCGGGAGCGTCTGCCACCTGCGTGAGACGGATATCAACCAGGAGGTCTACGGTTTGCCGGAGTGGCTGGCGTCTCTGCAGAGCGCGCTGCTCAACGAGTCGGCCACGCTGTTTCGCCGCAAGTATTACCAGAACGGCTCGCACGCGGGGTTCATCCTGTACATGACCGACGCGGCACAGAACGAGGATTTCGTCACTGACCTGCGCGACGCGATGAAGAGCAGCAAGGGGCCCGGCAACTTCCGCAATCTGTTCATGTACGCCCCGGGCGGCAAGAAGGATGGCATGCAGCTGATCCCGATCAGCGAGGTGGCGGCCAAGGATGACTTCGCCTCGATCAAGAACATCAGCCGCGATGACCTGCTGGCGGCGCTGCGCATCCCACCCCAGCTCATGGGTATCGTGCCGCAGAACGCGGGCGGGTTCGGGTCGATCCGCGACGCCGCTCAGGTGTGGGCGGTCAACGAGCTGGAACCGGTTCAGGCTCGACTGGCGCAGATCAACGATTGGCTTGGAGAAGAGGTGGTGCGGTTCAATCCGTATGAGCTGCCTGCCGCCGTCAACTGACTATCGAGCGCACACGAAAAAGCCGCCCTTGAGGCGGCTTTTTTTTGGGCTCCACGCGCGGAAGTTTGCGGCTTCTTCAACGTGAAAAACCCCAGTTAACACTACCACTTCCAGGCATTTCAAGCCAGCGTTACGGGGCTGCGCGCCAGTATTTCCGGGACTTCCAGCGAGGCAGACGACGAGCGGCCAGCAGGAGGCGCGACGCTGCGGGCGCGTGGCTGGTCGAGGGTGCCGGCCTGTGGCTTGGGTGCCCGGCCCGGGGCTGCTGTCGGCCCCGGTTTTCACCCGGCGCGCGCGCTCGTCCCCCCGCCACGCCCGCGGGCTAAACGTGGCGCATTTTCTGCGCCCCTGCAGGCTACCCAGCGCGCCCAAGGCAGCGGGCTGGAGGCAGGGTATGGGGCGAGCAAAAACCTGCGATTCCCTGCACTGGTGGGGCTTTTCTGGGCTCTGGGGTGTATCCAGATTCGAGGGGCTGGTCGGGGTCGATTTTCGGAAAGAGTAATTTCAGCAATCTGCTGGCTAACCGACCCTGGAGGCCGCGCCGTTCGGGGCTTCTAACATTACAAAGAGAGGTAACTTATTAGTAATCAAAAAGGTAATTTTTTCTAACATGCTGATTTATAAGGCTTTTTTGTAGCCTAAATATC